GGGATAAAGGTTCTGGATTATGTTCCAGAACGGATTGTTCCTCCTATTGTGATTATCAACTCAGCATCTCCATACCTAACACCTAGCTCTCTCGGTAACGAATACATTTTGGCATTGGAGTTAGTCTGCATTGCAGCAACTGCCACCAATAAACAGGCGACCGAAAAGCTAGACGAAACAATCGCAAATGTTCTAAACGCTATGCCTAGATACTCTCGAGTTCTTAGAGTGAATGAGCCTTACAACATGCAAACTAATAATGCCGAATACCTTTCGGCAAACATCTCAGTTGAACTAGAAATAACTATTTAGAAAGGGTTGCTCATGGCAGCTTCAACGCGTATCAAAGCGCAAAACATTATTTTCAAGGTCGGCGATGTCGCTTACCAGTGCGATGCAACAATGGTCGAACTAACTCCCCAAGACGCTCCCGGGGATGTTCAGACCTTCTGTGAGCAGACTGTTGGGCAGGAGTGGCAGCTAACTCTAGAGGGAATTACCTCAGGCGATGCAGCTTCTCTTTACCGAGTCCTTTGGGCTAACTTTGGCGCGACTGCAACCTTTATTATTGCGCCTAACGGGAATGCGGTTGCATCGACTGATCAGCCTCACTATTCCGGTGTAGTCAAGTTTGACGCACTGCCCCCACTCTCGCTTTCGACTAATGACACTGTGACCTTCTCAGTTGCTTTGACTGTTGTAAACACGCCTCACGATGTGGATGCAAATGTCTGGTATGGCGTAAGCATAATTACGACTGCTTAATCATGGCTTCCCCGGGCGAGTCTGGCGTTAAGGTCACGAACCTCAAAGAGATTAACCGCGCATTGCGAAATGTCGGTGTTCCTAATGATGCAATCAAAAAAGCAGGTAGAGAATCTGCTCAGGCGGTTGTAAATGAGGCTAGGACTTTAGTTCCAGTTCGCACCGGGGCGCTTAGAAATAGCATCCGGGTGGGAGCAACTGCTCGAAGCAAGATCACAATTAGCGCAGGAAACAATCGCTCATCGCGCTCAGGAGTCCCATACGCTAACCCAATACACTGGGGATGGTTCAAGCGAAACATTAGACCTCAACCATTCTTTGCCACTGCTCTTTCTTTGACTCGAGATGAAATATTCAAGAACTATTTCTCTCAGATTGATAAACTCATAAAAGAAGAATACGCAAAAGCCAAAATAACCTAAGGACACAGAATGATGAATTATGACGAATTAACTCTCGATGAAATCGAAGAGATGGAGATGCTGCTCGGAACTCCTATCGATGAATCTTTCGGAAAAGGAATTCCTAAAGGTCGACCGCTAAAAGTTCTTTATTACATGATGATGAAAAAGCAAGATCCTACTTNTACCTTTGAGCAAGCAGGAAAAGTAACACAGGCAGATGTCCTAAAGCTAATGCCGCAGGACTCAGACCCAAAAGAAAAATGAGAGACCACGCGGCTAAGCGAATGAGTCAATTCTGCATAGCTACGCGAGTTTCTCCTACAGAATACAAAAAGCTAACGCTGGCAGAATACATAGCTTTCGTTGAGACCTTAGAGGAGATGAACAAGCAATGAGCCTAGTTCTCAATGTCGAAATCTTAGGAGAGTTCAAAAAACTTAGCCAAGCCACTAAGGGCGCTGAAAGTTCGATGGACAAGCTGCAAAATGGAATCAAAGGCGCTTCTAAGAAAATAGGTTTAGCCCTAGGCGCTATCGGTGTTGCCTTTGGTGTCGCAATAGTATCGCAGATAAAGCCTGCAATCAACGCTGCTTCAGATCTCGAGGAATCACTCAACGCTGTAAATGTCGCCTTTGGAGATAATGCAGCGAGTATTATCAAGTTTGGGCAAACCACCAAACTAACTCTTGGATTAGCACAGGCAGATTTCAACGGCATAGCCACTCAGTTTTCTAGCTTCGCAAAGACTATTGCAGGAGAAGGCGGTAATGTCGGGAAAGTAATCGAGGACCTAGCGACTCGAGGCGCTGACTTTGCTTCTGTTTATAACCTAGATGTCGATGTCGCACTAGGCAAACTACAGTCTGGACTAGCCGGGCAGTCAGAGCCGCTTAGAGCCTTTGGTGTCGATGTCTCAGCGGCCACAGTCACAGCGTTCGCACTTGCAAACGGAATTGGCGATGGCACAGGACAGCTTACTGAGCAAGAAAAAGTTCTAGCTCGCTACGGCACAATCATGGAGCAGACCACACTGGTCCAGGGCGACTTTGCAAACACCTCAGACGGACTCGCTAACCAACAGCGTATCCTTCAGGCAACCTTTACAGACCTACAGGCAGAGATAGGCGCAAAGCTTTTACCTATAATGCTAAAGCTAATAGGTGTTGTGAATGACAACTGGGAAGAGATAGAGACTTTACTCTTAGGTCTAGGGGACTTTATTGCTTTCCTTTTAGATTCAGTCATACCAACAATAAGCGCACTAATGGGCGAAGGCGGATTTGCAGGGCTTGCAAAAGGTATCGGCATCGTTATCGCCATAATGGTTGTTCTAAATTCTGGATTCGCAGCTTTTGCTTTGTCTAATCCTTTAGTCGCCGCAGCAATACTCGGACTAGCTGCAATCGCAGGAGGCATGGCAATTATCTATGCCAGAACCAAAGAAGCCACTGACGCGACCCTAGAGTTCCAGCGAGCTCAAAAAATAGAGCAGGTCACTAGAAATCCGTTTTCAACTACCGAGCAAAAAAACGCTGAAGTATTTCGGGGCATTTTAGATGTCGGGAAAGCTAAACCACCTAAAGTCAAGTCTGCTCCAGTGCCAATTAGTCGCGTAGATCGCGCTAGAGATTTGAATCTGAATGTGAACATAAACCGGGCGCAGGTAAACGCTAAAGACATTATTAGAGACATAAACTCCACTCTCAGAACTAATGGAAGTAATGTCCAAATACGATGACCGCAATCGCCGATTTTGAAATAGCCACAGACCTAAAGGTCGAGTTCTTTTTACCTAACCTAGATGGTGACCCTTTTATTCTAGGTATTAGCAATCTCGGCAGCTCAGCTCTTCTTTCTACAACCGGGCAATTTATAATCGGTGAATCTTTGCTAGGCAGCGATGTAGTTATGGGCGCTGTGACTTTCTTCTGGCAAGACCTAACATGCACAACTAGCGCAGCAGTTCTAGCAAATGGTGGCAGCGTAGCAGATCAGCTTTACTTCCAACCAGAGCCAGCTTCAGCACAACTTACTTTGCAGACTTACGAGTTTGACCCCTCAGTCAATTCAGCATTTCGCCCGGGTGTCCCGGTAAGACTAAGAGTTGCAAAAGGCGATGTAAATGAGATTATTTGGCGCGGTTCTGTAGACACTATCTCTGCCACTTACCAACAAGACGGCAAGAACCTTATGAAAGTAACGGCCTTTGACGACCTGAGAGAGTTGCTCAACACTCGACTAGAGCTATTCGACTCAGAAAACCCTGATGGTTATGTCTCACCTCTAGAACAGTTAGATCTCATCGCAGAGCAATTTGGGACTAGCATGCATGCCTCGAGCAGGGATGCGCCGGGTAAAATACCCTCTCAAGTTTTAGCGGATTTTATTCCCTCTAATCTAATCTTCGATGCAATTCAAGTAGGACTAGGAATCCTTTGGATGGATGCAGAAACGCAGGAGCTAGTATTTATTCCTAGACCTGATCCAGATGTTTTGCCAGATTTCCCAGTGGGCGCTGGATTCTTTACTCTTAATCTGTCGCTTTTAGGTGGCATAGATGTTCTTGGCGATGGGCAGATAGTTTACACTGTGGGAAANAATCATGGAACTAATTATCANCTTTGCATGTCNGACATAGTGACNCTNTCAAACAGCGATGCAGTGTTCAATTCTCTGANAGTCGAGCTTGAAAGTGATCCTCTAACTTATGTCCTAAGAGAAAATCCAGATTCTATTTCCCTTTACGGCAGATTTGCTAAGGATGTCACACTAAACACAACAGATGCCTTTGAGCTTGCTAGGTGGACCAATTCAGTATTTAATCAATCCCCTACTAACTTGGTTCAGAGCGTCGAGACTCCTGCTTTAGATCGACTAGGAACTTTGACTGAAGCCGCGTTTCTGTTGCCCGGGGAGTCTTTAGGGGTAAGCTTTTCTCAAGACATACTAGAGATTTCTGATTACTACACAATAACAAAGGTGAGTCACTTCATAGATGTAAACAATTGGCTTACTACACTAGACCTTTGGAAAGAGGCATAAAATGGCATACAAAGTTTTTGCAAACGGATTCCCTCTTCAGGCTTCTGAGCTAAACAATAACCTGATGCAGCAGTCAATTGCTGTTTTCGTAGATGCTACCTCCAGGAATGCGGCTATTGCAGTTCCTGTAGAAGGGCAGTTTGCTTACCTGACAGCCTCAGATGAATTAGTCAAGTATGATGGCGCAGCTTGGGTTGCAGGAATCCCCGAAACCACCACATCGGTAATTGCCAAGACTTCTGCTTACACTCTTATCTCTTCAGATAGAAACAATTTGATTACAGCGAGCGGCACTTTTGAAATAGCAATACCTAGCGCGACTTTTGGCTCAGGTGATCGTGTGGACTTTATAAACATAGGAACAGGGGTCGTCACATTCTCAGGCTCAGGGGTAACATTAAATTCAGTCAATGAATCACTGACACTTAACACTCAGTGGGCAGCGGCTACATTCTTTTTCACTTCTGCAAGCGCAGGAGTCCTAGTCGGAAGGTTGGCATAATGTCTCCAATTCCAATAGGGACACTTGATTCTTCTTTACCTCCGGGCCTTTACATCGCTAGTGGTCAATCGGGAAAGCTAACTACTTCAACCAATGCCATTACTTGGACTGCCCGGACATC